TGTCGCGCGTCATGACGCAGGTTGCCCCGGCATTGGTGACTGGCGGTGCAAGTCTGGCTCCCATGGCTGCGGGGGCAACCACCACCGGACTGGCAACCGGACACAGCAAGTACCACGAACTGAAACATGAGGGCGTAGACGATGGCACTGCGCTACAGGTCGCTGCCATCGAAGGTTTGGCAACTGGCGGCGGGGTCATGATTCCTGCCTCGATAGGCTACAGGATAGGGACAAATATTGCCTATGGGGCGGGTGCAAATATCGCCTTTGGTGTGACGGAACGCGCCAGCGTACACAAGCTGCTCAAAGACAACTACCCGGACATGGCCGCGCATTACCAGCCGCTGGAAGCGTCTGCGTTGATTGCCGAGGGGGCATTGGGCGCAATCTTCGGTGCAGTCGGAGTACGTGCGGGTTTACACCATCGGGCGCAGGAAGTTACGGATGCTGCGCTGGTAGCGCTTGATGCCAAGCATGCCGCCATTGACACCGCACCGGGCATTCCTGCCGATCCGGCCACAGCCAATGCACACGCCAAGGCATTGGATACCGCAGCCGACCAGTTGCTTAACGGCCAACCGGTAGACGTGTCGGGTACGGGCGTGACGGATGGAAACTTTGTGCCAAGACCACGGGATGCGGCTGTGGCTGATGCGATTCCAGAAGCGGATAACACGGGTGCTTTGAAAGAATCGCGCGAGCGTATCCAGGAATTGATCGAACTGCAAGAGGTTGATCCGGTTGTTTTGCAAAACCGGGATCGCAGCAGCGCGGCCAGCATTGGGCAAATGAACGCTATTGCCGCACACCCCGATTACATGCGAACTGGTATCAGCCGCAGCATGGATCAGGGAGCGCCTGTTGTGTTTGGCAATGGCGATGCGCTACCCGCTTCGGCAATCGTGGGGCGCACAGAAGTCATCACCGACGGCAGGGGCGCGCGTATCCAGACCCGCTACGCAGTGGTCGAGGCGGGCGACATTATCACCAGCAACCTGGCCGATGGTAGCGTCCATCCCGCCTATGCAGCAGGGCAGGCCGGGAAAGTGCGCACAGTAGCTGGCAACGGACGCGCTGCCGGTCTGATCGCCGCCTATGCGCGTGAAACATCCAGCCAATACCGCGCAGAGCTTGAGGCGGACGCGGCCAACACAGGGATCAGCGCTGAGCGTGTTGCAGCGATGCGTGAACCTGTTCTGGTACGCGTGATGGATGAGGCAGACATCCATCCTGATATTGGCGACGTGAGCAACATCAGCGCCAGCGCCGCCTTATCCCCGGTTGAACAAGCCGCCAATGATGCGCGTCGCGTAGATATTTCCCGCCTTGCCTTTGATGAAGGGGGGTTACCCACAAATGAAACGGTACGCGCGTTCGTGGCTGCCATGCCAGAGAGCGAACACGCGGCAATGCTCAATCCGGACGGTAGCCCTACCCGCCAGGCGCAAGACCGCATCATGGCTGCGGCATTTCATCAGGCATATGGCAATGAAGAACTGGTACGCCTGTTTGCGCAGGCAACCGATCAAGAGGCCAAGAACATCATCAACGCGCTGGCGCACGCTGCCGGAGATATTGCTCAATTGCGCGGGGCCGGGGAATTTGACCTGCGCGACGTGATTACGCAGGCAGCGCTAATGGCGGTCAATGCCAAACGCCTGGGGATCAAACTATCAGATATTGTTCATCAAACAGATTTTGATACTGATCCGCACGCCCATGTTGTTGCGGATTTTATGGCAAATAACATCCGCAATGGCAAGAAAATTGCACAGGGATTACGCAGTCTGGCGGACAAGGCGATGGAACAGGTTAATATTGTGCAGGCCAATCTTGCGCAAAATAATCTGTTTGGTGCACAACCCGTATTGACACGGGAACAGTTGCTGCAAACCTTAAAGGAGTTTGACGATGGCGTCAGAGAATCCCCACGACAATCCAACGCAGCAGACGTCCGATCAGAGCCAGCCGACACAACCGCGCAACCCACGGCAGACGGTCATGGCAAGCAAGGCGGGCGCGTCGATTCTGGGGAAATGGCTGGAAGGGACGGAACTGGACGAACAGGACGAAGTGACGCTGGCGAAAGCGCGCGAACACCTGACGCAAGAAGTTCTGACCAAATTATCTACAAACCCGGGCAAAACCGGCCAAGACTGACATCAGAAGCGCGTGCGGTTTTAGCACAGCGCTTTGAGCACGCGGGGCGCGTGAAGCCTTCTTTTGATGCGGCGCTGGCGCGCATTGCAGAAGAAACGGGGGCTACCCTGCACCTGGTTCCGCTCAAAAGTGCGGCACGTGCGGTGGAAAAGATCGTCGATGATTACAACGGCGATGCCAGCAAGATCAAAGATTTGGTGCGGGCGACGATGGTCGTCAATGACCGGACACAGTTGGATCAGGTCATCCAGCGTGTCAAGTATGTGCTGGGCGGGACTATCAAGCGTAATGGTTTGATGAATGATGCGCGAGCGTCAGAAGTCGGCTATCGTGATGTGTTGCTCAGCATCGAAATGGACGGTCTGCCGGTTGAGCTACAGATCAGCACACCGGAGATGATGTTAGCCAAGGAAAAGGCGCACAAATTCTACGAAGAAGAACAGGCAATCAGCCGCAAGATAAAATCCGAAAACCGCGAAGCAACACCCGCAGAAGAACAGCGTATTCTTGAACTACAAGACGCGCAACGGGGTATTTACGTCCCTGCTTGGGAAGCGACCAAAGCGCGAAATTCGGGCTCTGAAACGGGTGTACCGTTATGGGATACAGAGCTTGGTGGGAACCAGCGTCCGCCGGGAACGTCCCAAGCGGTGGATCTAACACCAGCAGGCACCTTGGTCACAGGCACATCTTCCACGTCGAAAAACTTGGTGCCTTCGGGAAACGATTCAGGCAATACGACAGTAGGCATACTCGAACCTCCTGATGGTAGTTTACCACTAACGGCAGCGCGCGTCACAGACGATCCCGAGACCCGGGCGGGGCTGGCGCTGCTGGAAGAAAAAGGCGACCTTACCGTACCGGTAGAGCTTGAAGACGGCGAGGTTGTGCAGGTGTCCCTGCAAGATGCTTTGCGCGAAGCGGATTACGAGGCCAGTTACATCCGGCCTGACACACTGGACGCGGCGGTGGTGTGTGCGCTATCCAGAGTCTAGGCGACGGTTGATATGGATTCGGCCCCTGAAAAAATCGCACAACTCTGCGGTTCTGGGCAAGTAGGCTGTTTGCATCGGGACATCCCAAAAAGCGAAAACCCCGACTGTTAGCAGCAGTGCGGGGTTTTCTGGGCTCGTCCCTTGTCCAGACCAAGGAATGACCGTTGAAGAATTGTACCCCCAAGTCACGTTTGAGTGTGAGTGGAAAAATGAGTGAAGATGGCGCAGACCGTGCGGGCAATAAACTTGCATTGGCCGCACTGATTTTTGCAAGTTGCGCAGGTGCGGCTATAGTGTTGTGGGTTATCCGTTGGTGGTGAGTGCCATGCGCGACGAATGTATCGAAGCCGTTTCCCGTGTGCTGGGTCGTGAACTGACCCGGGCAGAAGCGCAGAACATCGACGCGCGCATCACAAACGCCATGCGCCGTCTGGCGCAGGAAGACCGCGCGGGCTGGGCGATGTTACCGCAGGGTGACCGTATGAAATTGGCAGCAGATCGTGCAGCGCAGGACGTAGCTGCCGATGCCGCGTTGAAACGCCGACGTGTGGCATTGAACGTCTTGCGTCACGATGCCATTGAACGCGAACTTGCCAGTTCTCCCCACAACGAGATCGAAACGCTCAAGCGTATGCTAGCGTTTTACAGCGACGGAAAGAGCGGCACGCTGTCGGTGGAAAATGTCGCCAATGCGCTGCGCAACGAAGCCACCGGCCAGCTACTGGACGTATTCGACATGACGCGCGGCAAGGTGCTGGGGCTGTTCACCAACCAGGAAGGCGTATTGGATTTGACCTATGCCCTGCGCGGGGATGCGCGGGCAAGCGCAGAGGCCAAAGCAGCCGCCAGACAATTTCACGCCGTCACCGACCGCCTGCGCGAGCGCTTTAACCGCGCCGGGGGTGCGATTGGCAAGCTGGAAGATTGGAGCATGCCGCAGTCACACAGCGCGCAACTGGTGGGGCGTGCGGGCAAAGAAACGTGGGTAGCCGACATGATGGCCGCCGCTGACCGCGGCCGCTATGTGAATGAAAACGGCACACTGATGGATGATGCGCAGTTGGGCGAGTTTTTATCCCATGCGTGGGAAAGCATCGTCACCGATGGGGCGAACAAACCGCACCCCGGTCAGGGAAAAGCTATGCGTGCGAACCGCCACCGCGCGCACCGACAGCTGCATTTCAAGGACGCAGACGCCTATATCGCCTATCAGCAGAAATATTCCAATACCCCGATGCTGCAAAGTCTGCTGAACCACCTTAATGCGCTGGCGCGTGATGTGGCGCTGGTGGAAACCTTCGGGCCAAACCCTACAGCGATGATGCAGCACTGGATGGATAAGGCCAGGGAGAAGATGGTCACGCGTGATCCTGTGCGCACGGAAAAGACCAATAGCGAGCTTTCCAGACTGCAAACCCTGTTTGACGAAGTGGCAGGCAGCCATAAACCCGCTGTCAGTCCCGCGCTGGCCGAAGCCTTCGACACGTACCGGTCGCTGAATGTCGCGTCCAGACTGGGATCGGCAACGCTAACTTCCTTGTCCGATCTGGGTACGCAGGCGGTCACGGCGGTGTATAACGGGCTGCCCGTCACGCGCGTATTCATGAACGAGTTACGCAGCCTGAATCCGGCGAGCAGCACCGACCGCAGGCAAGCCTTGCGTGCAGGGCTGGGGGTGCAGCAGTTTATCGCGGCGGTCAATCGCTGGGGAACGGATGGACTGGCACAGGATGCGCAAGTGTCCGGCGCGATTGCCCGCAACGCGCAGGGACTGGCGGCGGGCTTGATGAAGCTATCCGGCATGAATGCCATTACCGGCGCGGGGCAACAAGCCTTTGGTTCTGTCATGATGGACAGCATCGGCAGCCTGACGCGTAGCTTGGGCAATCTGGCTGACCTTGCCAGCGGCAAGGGGGCAGACGCCCGGCTTGCGCAGCGGCTGCAAAGTTACGGGATTACAGAGACAGATTTTGCCGTATGGAAATTGGCGCAACCCGAAGACTGGCGCGGCATGGGCGACACGGTGCTGACAGTCAACAGCGTCTATCGGGTGTCTGATGAGGCGCTGGCCAATGTGGCCGCAGCCGCAAACCTCACGCCCACAACGTTACGCGAACAGGCTGCTACGCGCCTGCTGGCCGTGGTGGACGCGGAAACCAATATGGCCGTGGTTGAGCCTGGTGCGCGTGAGCGCGTCGCCATGTATGGCAGTTTCAACCAAAGGCGTGGCACCGTGCCTGCGGAATTATGGCGCAGCGCCCTGCAATTCAAGAGTTTTCCCATTGCCATGATGATGCGTCATGCGCAGCGCGCCATGGCGCAAGCAACCGGAATCGGCCAAGCAACCTACATTGCTGCGTTAACCGGCATGACAACGTTGTTTGGTGGACTGGCCTTACAGGTCAATGAGGTTGCCAGCGGGCGCGATCCGCGCGACATGACCGATACCAGTTTCTGGATCGGTGCCATGCTCAAGGGCGGTGCGCTGGGCGTGTACGGGGACTTCCTGTTTTCCAATATCAACCAGTACGGGCAAAGTGTCGCCGCGATTGTGGGCGGGCCGATACTGGGCGATGTGGAAACGCTGGCGCGTGCCACGCTGGGCAATCTGTGGTTGGCCGCCGAAAGCAAAGAAATCAAAGGCGGGGCTGCCGTGCAATTGCTCAAGGGCAAAACCCCATTTGCCAACCTGTGGTACACCAAGGCAATCACGGATCGGCTGATCTTCAACCAGCTACAGGAGGCGGCAAGTCCAGGCTACACCCGCCGCATGCAGCAGCGCGCACAGCGCGAGTTCAAACAGCGCTACTTTGCCAGCCCGGACGGCAGCAGACTGCGTGCGCCGGACTTTGGGCGGGCTGTGGGGCGGTGACTTAAAAATGTCGTCGCAACATTGCTTGCGTCTCTGGGTCTTTTCGGGAGAATAACTCGTCAGCTATTTGCCGCACCATTTCTATATTCGTGTCGCGTTGCTTCATGGCTTTCTTTTCGACATGCCGATAGTAGAGAAGTATCCCAAAGCTAAACACCATAATTAAAGTGTATGTTCCCACCTTGCCTCCCTGTCCAAGCAGACCCATCAGCGTAATCGAACAGACCAAAAAACTCACAAATGCCAAGACGCTCCAATACCAGGGGATGGGGTCTTTGATATACGCTGCGGAGAACAGCTCTTCATGCAGACGTTCGAGTTCTTCCGTATCCTTTTCGGCCCAAATTTTGCGCATGTAATCTATAGGGGGGGTGAGGAACATCGTTATCCGAAAGCGGGCGCTGGGGCGGTAGGTCAGAAAAACAGCTTGGCGAAAATTGCACCTACACCTGCCAGAGTAACGCCCATCATCCATCTAAGCAGGTTGATGTCTCCACGCAGCCTTAACTCAAGCTCACGCAAATCCCCTTTGGTTGCCACATCTACAGCGTCATGAGATTCACGCATGACATCCACAATCGCCCTCGCTTGCTCACGGGGTATTTGTGCTTTTTCCAGTGAATCGACAAATTTCAGTGTATCGAAAGTGACAGTTGCCATGGGCTGTGCTCCAAACGTTGCACGAAGTGTAGCACCGCACCCTGAAAAAACGCACAACTCTGCGCTTTGATGCTGACACGATAGGCGTATTGCTTTGCCTACCCGTGTCGCACCATGACTGTCGCCAGCGAACAATCCAAGATCGTGCACGTCACAGACGGTATATCCGTGTCGTTTCCCGTGCCGTTCCGGTTTCTGCACGCCAGTCATCTGCTTGTGACCGAATCCCGCAACGGGGTCGAAACGGTCTTGACGCCCGTCACCCACTACAGCGTCACAGGTGCGAACAGTCAGCAAGGTGGGACGGTGGTCACATCCCCCGCTTTGGCTGCTGGTGCCAAGCTCGTGATCCAGCGCGTCGTACCGCTAACGCAAGAGACGCACTACCCGCGCAATGATCCGTTCCCGGCCAGTGCGCACGAACAAGCGCTGGACAAGCTGACCATGGTCGATCAGCAACTGGCCGAAGGTTTGTCGCGCGCTGTCAAGCTGCCAGTATCCGACCCGCGTACACCCGAAGAATTCACCGAAGA